TGGCTAACCCATAACGACGGTGCGCGCCACCGTCAGCGTCCAATGGAATGCCCTGCATATAGGGCGGCTCCATAGTCATCTGCGCTAAGACCCAAGTCTTAGCCTCAGACACCTCTGCATCCGGAACCACAACGATCTGTTCGTCGTGCACTGTTCCAGCCACAAAGTATCTCTTGGCAGTACGCACCATACCATCTGTCATTACGCATCTCGCTACGCCCTGCGTGACATTGTTGGTTATCTTGCCTGCATATATCTTAGTACGATCTTGGCCGTATGTCCACTCGACCTGCTCTTTATTTGTTTTCTCGTCTGTGTAGCGCCTGACGTTGAGGTCAGGGTACAACAGCTTCATGCCAGATGGAAGCTCGATTTCCCCCTTGCGGTAGGTCAGGCACTTGTGCTTGTATTCCTTGCCCTTGTACAGCGACGCGTGGATAAGCTCGGTGTTAAGCGCCCAGAAATCCACCACAGGCGTAGCCGTAGCCCTGTACTTGTCGATGATGGCCTTGGATGCTAGGCAGTGGATGACTAGCTCCTTGGTTGTACAGGTGTGCGGTATTGCCCTGAGCTTCTCGACGTTGACTTCCCAGTCTAGGAACTTCTCCGCGGCTTGTTGCGTGACTCCCAGTTTCTTTGCAAAGGCAAGGTCGTACCGTTGAGGAGGCGCGCCGAGGAACCCTGTAAGTAGTTGGGACGCAAAGGCAGCCCAACCGAGTCCATAGCCGCACCCAAGCAACGCGCTCTTTGCCGACTGCCTGAGATCAGGATGGGACTCTTTAGAGAGATTGGGGATGTTGAACATCTGCGCACCGAACGCGGCATAAGGGTCACCCCCACTCCTGAATATTTCAAGCATATCTGTGTAGTCAGCCAACCACGCAAGGACTCGCGGCTCAATCTGTGACAGATCCCCCACGACGAGTTGGTGGCCAGCGGGAGCCATAATTGCTTTGCGTAGGAACGAGCCTCGCTTGAGGTTTTGCATGTTGATGGCCGAGCCCTTGCTAGCAGTCCATCGTCCCGTCTGCGCTCCATAGTACGAGAGAGGTACTGGTAACGAACCCCTTTGGCTGATTTCAAGGAACCTCTGTGCGCGGGTACGTTCGGTGGTAGATTTAACTTTAAGACGCGCTTCACAAAGAAGGGCAACGTCTTCACGTTCACCGTTAAGTAACGATTGAAAGAGGGCATCATTCTTAGCCAACGCAAGTGTTTCTTTCCCGGTAGTTTTACTGATTTTCCTTGGGGGAACCACACCGAGGGTCTCAAGTAGTGTCGCAAACTGCGGGTTCGATGCCAGTGCAGTCTCGTCCACGCCGAGCTTCTGTAATAGTGCTTCACGTTTTTCCTTTTCATCTAGTATGGCGTCAGTCAGCATGTTGGGGTCAAGCTGCAAGCACGCACGGGTGTACATCTTCAAGGTCATGTCGATGAGGCGTAGCTCCTTGGCGGGGTATCCTTTGACCAAGCGATCAAAGATTCGTTCGCATAAATATACGTCGTGTTTGCAATAGTCCGATAGCTCAGATTCCATGACCTCGTCCAGCTTGGCCACACCATTTGTTGTGTATACGGCTGTCCCTTTGGCGGGAAGACCAAAATCGATTGCAAGTTTGGCGAGACTGTTGCCAACCTCAACGCCTCTGAGAGCGCGCGCCATTGATAGGGTGTCGAAGATGAAGGCGGGGTGTACGCCGTAAGCCCACTCCATAATGGATACATCGAACTGTGCGTTGTGCGCAAGCACTGCGGTTCGTCCCCAGTCGATTCCAGAAAAGTATTCACGTAGTCGGTCACCTCTAACCCAAGTAGTTGGGCTGTCAGATCCGTACTCATGAACACAGCATCCAAACGCGTGAAATAAGTCATGGCGTATGTACTCCTCAGTTGTCATCTTGGTAAGTGTGTAACCTTCCTTGGTGTCCCAGTAGGTTTCGAAGTCGATGGTTATTATTCTGTCGTATGGCTTGGTCAAGTGTTCTTCTCCTTGAGTTTGGACTGAATGGCTTCTGCGTACACTTTGAATGTTGGAGGCATTTCATACTGGCCCATCAATAAGTTCACAGCAGTGCAAACATCAACAGCCTTTAAACATTCCAACATCTCCTCATCAGTCAGCCCTTCCCGTGTGCGCTGTGGTGCTTTATCTTGTGTCAATTAAAATTCTCCTTGGGCGGTGCGCCTAGGACGTTTAGAAAGCCGAAAAAATCGTTTGCCGCCAACATGAGTTGCGACGCCTCCATCTCATTACAGTTTAGGGTAACGACTCCTGCGACTTGATCTTCAGCGCGTCCTATGATGAACACGCCCTGCGCGTTGCCGTCGCCATAGCACATCACGATCTTGTGTATGAGCAGTTTGAAATGCGACTGCTCTTCGTCTGACATGGATCCGACACGGCGCTCCAGTTCTTCTTGGGTCATCATGTCTTCAAAGGCCACTTGTTTTGTGTCCGAGTAGTTGTTGTAGTTCATCTAAGTTGTTCTCCCTTGCTATATATGTTGTACCGCCTGCATTGAGGATGGCGTTGAGTTCTCTGTCCTGTAGCGCAGTAGTCTGCCCCTTGCCAGCTTTGCACTCGATGGCAATGAAGTGTCCGTCTATGCAAGCAATGATGTCAGGTATCCCTGCACGGCCAAAGCCGTTAGCAGGGGGCATGAAATGGTATGCGCCTAGCTTGTCAAGCATCAGCCGTACCGCCCTCTTTACTTTCCATTCTGGTGTTTCAGCCATGTAAGCTCTCCCTCATGACCTGTTCGTAATCAAACACTTCTTTGAGGCACTCACTGATGAAAACCTCTTCCGTGCCATAACGCATGACCCTGTTGTTGTACGTGTAGACGCTTTTGGGAACACGCACCAGCCCAAAGGCAAAGTCATTGCCAAGCTGAGTAGGTCGCCAGATGCCTGAGAACTTGGCTTTGTGTGTCTCGTCTTTGCTCTTGCGCTCGACAAGGTTCCACCAATGGAGCGTAGCCAATTGGTTCGAGCGTACCAACCACTGCGGGCCAACGACAGGCACATTGATCCACCCATCTGCATCGCCAGTTTGACGGCACAGCCACATTAGCCCTTGCGCCATTGTCACGTTGATGTTGCGCAAATAGATCTTGCCCCAGCGATCGCACACTGGGCAGTGCCCACCATCGTTTGCAATGGTGCGCCCCCAAGCGTCACGTAATGCTTCTTTGTTGTCCATATTACTTCACCTGTGTTTCTATTAGCTTTGTCAGGTAGTGCTGAGCTTTACGCAAGTCATCAATACCGCCCTTGTCTTTCCAACGGGACACGTATTTTATTACGTTGCCTTCCAAGTACCCAATGTTATTACCCACGATGTAGTCCCATGGTTGTATAGCTTTGGTCTTGTAGTGATTACCCGCTACCTGTGTATCGTTAGCGCTAGTCATTGATCTCTCTCCTTCGTTTTATAAATGAGGCATCAGCAGGATTGTTAATGCGTGCCAGTTCGTTGTCGTAGTACTGCTTGGGCATGGGTGCTTTCTTTTCAAGGAATCCACGCAACCACTCAGCACCGCCAAGTTGGTTGAATATAATCCACTGCCTGTCAGACATTCGTATGTTCCTGAAAGTTATGGGTTCGAGGGGCTTGGGTCTTGGCATGCCGCAATACTCCTTTGTTTAGCCTCTACACAATCTTGGCAGATAAATCTGCGCAAGCCGTTAAGCCCGCCAAACATTTTTTCTGATCCACCATGACGGGGTTTGTTTTGCTGACACTTCCAACACAACAGCCCGCGCCCGTTTGCCCACTTTGCAAAAGCATTTCGTGGGGCAAGCGCAGCTTGATTGCTTTCCAGCATGTTAAAAAGTCCGTTGCCTTTCATGATTTCATGTCCCGCACGTACGTGGCAAAGCTGTGGGCTGTGTCACCAAAGGCAATGCGCATGGCATCGAACTCCTGCGCCACCTCTTCAAGCACAGCGTTGCGCAGGTCTGGGTAGTTTTCTCTGATCTCATTCTTGGGTATGCCAAAGATGCGGTCAAAGTCTTCTTTGCTAAAACTTGCGTCACTCATTTGATTCCCTTTCTATTAACATCTTATCTGCCATCATGTAGCTTGTTCTAGCCATGCGCTCTTGCTCTGCGTCAGTCCAGCCCATGCAAGACGCTAACATCCCCTGCATGGCGTGAGCCGCAAAGTAGTCGCGCTTGCTAATCCCGTAGTTGTATTCGTTTGGAAACGCTTGGCTTGTAATGCTTTTATCCATATTAACCTCCAAACATTTCTTTAAGGTGGCGGTACAAGTCGTGTGCCTGATACACAGTCATATCTTTTAAGATATCTTCGGGCGAACGCGTGCGTACAAGCGAGGTGAGAAAACCTTTGCGCTGTGGTGCTGTGTGCTCAGAGACGATGGGCATAGGCGTATTCTCCAGCTTCTCTTGTAGCAACGCACCGATGCCTGTGACGGCTTTCTTTTCGTACTTGCGCTTGGGTGGTGATATCGGGGCGTCGATCTTCCTGAGTGCTTTGAGCGACTTGATTGGGCGGTACTCAGGTATGTCTGCGTAGTATGCGTTGTTGGTTTCATGAACCATTTGGTTGCGTCTCATCTGCGCAATCAGGCTCGATGTTGACCCGCCTGCAAACCCTTGGTGCTCGAGCGCTTCGATGATCTCCTTACGCGTGGAGCCGGGGTTGTTCTTGATGTACTCGAAAGTTACACGGGAGATGTTGTTGGTGATGTTGAATGTTTTCTTCATGGGAATTTCCTGAGAAGGTGTTGGTACAGAGTTGTTGACAGTAGTGTTGATAGTAGTCTGGGGAGAAATCTCCCCATCGTCATCCCACTCCTGTAAGGTGCGGGTCAGGGCGGTTTTAAGGGCGGTTTGCATGTCAGGCATTTGAGGTTCCTCCAGTTAAGAGCATGACGATAACGATGAAAGCAATGAGTCCGATGGACTGTATTGTGGTAAGTAGTAGGTCATCCATCCCCGGCTTGTCGCCAAGCAATATGCACTGTATCCAGTCGGATTCAGGCGTAGATGCAGGGGGTGGGGGTACGTAGGTCAAGCCGATCTTGACCTTACCCGTGTCGTAGGGCGTGTTGTTCATTAGTTTCTCCTTGAATGAATATTATTTGTCCAAGAGTAGACAGTTGTCAATAGGGTCTCCAGTATAAAAGATCCAGTATTAGTACAATTACGGATAACAAAAGTACTACTCTTTCAAACTTTTCCCATGGTGTCATCATTCTCCGTACTCCTTGTCTACATAGGCGGGATTGCCTGTTTGGTATCGATACTCTATGGCATCTTTCTCAGCGTCATGCTCGTTGTCAAACACACCAAGTACTGTGTGGTTGTGGTTTCTTACTACGTACTGCACCTTGTCAAGCAGTGTTATGTCGTATGCCTCACCCTCACCAATGTCGGCTTTGGTAATGTCAAAAGCTTCAAACGCTTTGTACTTGGCGTCTTCCGCATCGTCGGCTTCGACATTTATGGTTTGCCAGTAGGACATAACTACTTGTACTTCATATTTCATTTGCTTTCTCCTTGTTGGTTGTGTAAAAGGTGCTCAATCAACTGCGATGCAGTCAATTCAAACCCCAACTTTGCTGTGTACTGAATTTGCAACTGTTTAAGTTTTTCTGCGGTGGCTATATTTAACACAACAGTTACTCGTGGCTGAGCGCTTGTTCCGTTAGGCGCACGGGTTCTACCTAGTTTTGGTTTAGTCATCTTCTCTCTCCTTTGGTTACGTATAAAAACATAGCGAGCGTCAGGTCTGCTTGCAAACCATTGGCTCAGTTGGGGGTTATCGTCTTGCATCAACGCAGGTGGATCCCATCCTGTCTTTCTCATAGTGCTCTCCTTAAAAATGCGGGGGCGAACCCCAGCTACACATCAGGTCAGTAGTGCAGGCAATACTGGCTTGAACGACACAGGCTTGCGTACATCCCATTGCAGGTAGTAGCAGACGACCTCGGCAATGATGCCCGATGTGCTGTACGACTTGGTGATTGCGCTGATAAGACCAGACGCATCACCATCCATCAGCATGTCGTAGAAGACCTGCTCACTGGCACACAAGTCCACACGATGCGTGTAGCTAAGAGGCGAAGCCTCGAAAGCGTGCAGTAGTGTAGTCAGCGTGTACGCAGGCATCTCGTCAAGCCACATCTCCATCGTATCAATGTCAGCCTCGGCTAGAACAGTAGCAAGCTCGTCAAGCTCAGGGCGAATAAAGCCACTCTCATCATCGGGAAAGTCATACGCCGCCTCATCGTAAGCAGCACTGTGTGCGCTGATACTGCGAGGCTGGATGCCGAAGCTTGCGTTGTAGTCGTGCATCTCGTCGTACTCGTCGTCCATGTAGCTGCCATACTTGCTTGTGTAGTCGTACGCCTTGTAAGCCGTCGTGCTTTTGTAGCTGGGTATAAGACGCGATGGTGACCACGCATAGGTATTGCTGAACCATAGACCATCATGCTCAACACCCTGATCGAAGTTGACGTGTTGCATACGACCCTCGCCATTCATAAAGACAAAGCGATTGTTGCCGATGAACTCTTCGAGCATAGCCACGAAGCCTGCGTCATACACAAGCTCAGGTGATGCAGACACAGCAGTGTGCAAGTAGTCATTGATGAAGTGCCACGTATCTGACTTGTCCTTGTCAGCAGCATTGCCTGTGTGCAGGATGCCGTTGTGCATCATGGCGATGTAGCCAGGAATCACATCGTACGGATGGCAGTTAACCATGTCAGTCTTGCCGTGCGTAGTCCAGCGGAAGTGAATGGCAATCTCACGATCGTCATTGGGTATACGCTGAATGAATGCATTGGCATCACCGAGATTCTTAGGCAGAGTCTTGGTAACCTTCAGTCCCTTGGCAGTGCCGTACATAAAGCCGATGCCGTCAGGATTGGAGGTAAAGATATCGCTCATCAGCCCGTGTGTTTCGAGCAGGGTTGAACGAACCTTGGAAGACTTGCCAGTAATAATTAGACACATAATAAAATTCCTTGATGTAAAAGATCGGGGACTGAGTCCCCGTTTGGTTGTTGATGATTACTCAGAGACTGAGTTAGCTGACACAGGGTTGTGATTCCTGATTGCAGAGTTGAAGTCGTCTTCTTGCAGACGCCACACATCGTTGTCACGCACATAGATCACATCGATCTCGCTGATGTGCTCATCGTCGCCCCCGTACGGGAACACCGCCATCTCCAAGCCGAGACACCTGAAGAAAGTGAAGTGCAGCCCGTAGTTGTTAGCGTAGGCACGCATACCATGACCATCCTCGTAAGGTATCTGGAACATATAGCGATGGTCATGGTCGTGCGCATAGCGAGACACTTGCGAAGGGGCAAGAGGCACAGCATCAGTACAAGTGTCCTGCGCTGGCGCAATGACTGTCGGTATGGATGTGTGTACATTGCGCACGCCGTACCACTTAGTCAGCGCAGGGTACTGACCCGCCACAGTCTTGAGCCACTTGACGAACGATGTGCCATTGAGATCACGCCACGATGCGACACGGCAGAACATGACAGACGCATGAGTGAACTCGATCTGCGCAAGCAGACGCTCCTTCTTGAGCGAAGCACGGAAGATACGCAACTCGACAGTGTTGTACTTGCCGTTGTAGCTGTTGTCCATGCTAAGACCAAGACGCCTAGCCTCACGACTGCCGAGGTTGCACATGTTGACCATGCGATAGCGCTCACCTGACTTGCCCTTGACCGCAGTCTTGGGGTTGGCAAGTATGGACTGATGCTCTGCTGCACAGTAGCTACGAGCTTGGTCATCGACAGATGGATGACGACCTGCAATCTTACGAATGAAGTCGACGTTGCCACTGCTGTTGATGAACATGAGGAACTTACCCAGCGTCAACTGCGTGAAGCCACGAGAGTCAATGTGTACGTGAGTACCGCACTTGCCCGTGTTCCATGCACGATATGCAGGATCGATCTCCCACGCCTTGAACTTCTCGATGTGCTTAGCCAGACCTTGCGGTGAGGTCACAACCTCGAAGCCATTGTGCGGAAGCGATCCGTCACTCTTGATGATGCAGTACTCGGTACCTAAACGGCTACGCACAAGCTCAGCGGCTTCGTTGCTGTCGTGATCGCCAGACGTCATCTCAAGCTCGATGCCCATCGTGAACTCACCGAAGTGAGACGACGTGATGCCAGACGGGTAGTCAAGCACATGAAGCACGTTGGTAGAGTACGACATGATCGGCTGGTTGCGATCATCCTCATCGTCATCGTCATCATCGTTGTCGTCATCGCTGTCACGATCGTACGTGTAGTACGCATCACGAGTCTCGCTGTAGTAGCAGTCGTCACGAGGCCAGTACTCGCCATTGTCCTCACAGTACACAGCGTCATCGTCAAAGCACGAGTCGCACCACGTATCGTTACGCACATCGTGTGTGTTGTTGCTGTCCTCGTAGTGACCGCAGTCGCAATGCACAATGTCCATGTCACCCATATCCGAGATAGCATTGAATGCATTCTCAACATGGCTAGAGGCATCGCTGTAACGATTGGCTAGGTTGAAGAACGTAGAGCGAAGATCATCGTTAGTGATCGACTCATCACCTGCCTTGGCACGAGCAACAAGATGACCGAAGTCACGATATGTCTTGCGAGCAAGAACGAATGAAAGAAGCGCGCTGTCCCCGTAGTACCACGCGCCCTTGAACTCAGCACGTGGGTTAGGTTCTACATAGCTCGCATTGGAGTCATGCTTCCTTGCATATCCCTCAACGACACGATCAATCCTGCTGGTCAACGAATTGCGAGCGATGCGAGGCAGATCCCCAATAACACGAGGAGTCAACAGAGTACGCATCATGTTATGCAGATCGTAGCGATCACGGCTCTCGTCAACAGCCTCCTTGTAAGTCATAGCACGGGGTGCAAGAGCTACATCGGGGTTGACACGATAGCGTGAGGTACGAGTCCACACAGACAGGTTGTCGGTCGTAATCAGATCCAGTGGCGCACTGCCCGCTGGCATATGCATCACACTTGGGTGGACATGACGCCTACGAGAGGCGTTGTACACCATGTACCGCTTGTTGAGTGACACGATATAAATGATCTGATCGAGGGAGTCAATGAAGTCCTCCATCACGAACCTAGTAATTTGAAACATATGTTATTTCTCCTTGATTTGTAAAAGATCGGGGACAGCGTCCCCGACTAACTAACTAACACACTAACTCAGCCTGTTGCTCAGGCTAGGGATACCTCCATGTCATCTATTACATCGAACGAGTCCACCTCGAAGGTGCGGCTCTCACCTACGATTGGGTCACCCGCATTGAACACGTAGAACGTGTCGTGGTACTTGCGTAACACCTCATCACGCATCGAGTCGGATAACTCGGGCGGTATGACTAAGGCGTTAGCCGTGAATGGTTTGTCTGCTGGGAACTTGTATGTCCCGTGTATACGAATCCGAATTACTCTCATTTCAATAGTCCTTTTTCATACATCTTCTCTAACATTGATGAGTGAATGACTGAGTAGCCAAGTTTTGCACCCTCGGTTCCCATCCACTCTGCTTCTTCCGCTATGCCTAGATCGAACACTCCTTCCTTGTAGCAACAGTGAGTTACTGCGGTCATGTAGGTCATGCCTGAGTCAAACCACAACCCGTCAGGTGCAACGCACCCATAGAAGTTGTCAGTGCAACTCATCCGATTAAATTCTTTCCATGATTTCATTACTTACTCCTGTTGTTGATTGCTTCCAATACCTCATCAGCACACGCACGCCACGATTCCTCGCTTATGAATGTGTTGTCCTTTGACCAAGGCGGTGACACCTTGGTCTGCTCTGCGTACTTAGCGATAGCCTCGATGATGAACGCCTGCATTAGTACGCCTTGCTGTGAGTGCGTCATAAGCTTGTTGATAAGCTCTACGTTCGTTACGTGTTTTACTTTCTTCATTTGCTTTCTCCTTTGCTTTCTGTGATGGTGTAGCCCTTGAGCATGGCTAGCTGCTCCAATGCAGGGAAGCAAGCCATGTAGGTTTCTTCGTTATCGAACTGCGCTACTACGTGAGCGCCAGCCTTAGCTTCAAAATAAACTGTGATGCGTGACGCTTCTTCTTCGTACAGGTCAACGCAGTCACCCACATCACGTACTTCGATGATGGTCTGGCGTTCGCCATTCGCCCAGAAATGCACAGGCATATCCTGCGGCATCTCACGCAGGGCTTGGATTAGTTCAGATACTTTCATTTTGTTTCTCCTTGTAGGCAGTTTGAGGATGGTCAACGGCATTGCCCAAGCGCCATTGACAGGGGGAAATGGAAGAGATCGGGGACTGAGTCCCCGACCCAAATGGAATCCACGTGGAATCCACGTGGAATCCCACAAAAAAGTTGACATTGGTTGTCACAAGACGCCAGACCAAGTCGCAGGTATGTGCTCAGTGTCAGTCAGGCGTGCAATGATTTTCAAAGCTTCACGCATACGCCCGAGCGTTGCCTGCCCAACCTCAGTTGAGTTCATCTCTTGCTTGCGCTCAAGGGTCTCTATCTCTTTGCGTGTGCGTGCAAGCAGCTTGTCCCGTGCCTTTGCGTTCTGCTCAGGTGTTGTCAAACGTTGGAATGGGACTTTGCGCTTAGCACGTGTCTTGTGTGGCAGTGCCTCGAAGATGAGGGCAATGCGGGTTTTAATCTTGTCAGGCACCCAGTCTGTCCAATGCTCGCCATTGTTGGGCAAGCCTTTCTCTAAGGCGATCTGTATGGGCGTTGCATCGAGTGAGGCAAGGGGCTGAGCGAAGCGTGCTAAAAGCGTTTCTAAAACTAAAACATAAGCATCGAACGCATCGACACGTTCATCGTCATCGAGATCGTATGCACGCCCAACCTTGGCATTATTGAGTTCGTACCGCAAGGGCTTGAGCACCTTGTCCCATTCGGTTTTTCTCTGAGTCCTCGTTATCTTGTCGACACGCTGTGCTTCCTTCGCCTCTGCAACCTCGTCTTTGATGCGTTGCATCTCCGCTGGGTGTATGCGTTCCTTCAATAATCTTTGGTGAAGATCGTTGGGTTTGAGTTTAATGTATGCGTTGTGCATGAGATTATTGAACCTCGTATGTGTGAAATGTTAAAAAAGGAGTGATTAAATAGTTTTGCCATGTGATGCGCCATGTGGGACACCGCACGAATGCTAGTGTACAGCGAAATGTGGCAGGGTATCTATATAATTTCCAAAAGGGTAACGCCAGACAAAGAAAGAAAAGTGGCTTGCTTCTGAAAATATACACACCCCCTAGAAAAGACTCCCATATATATACATAATAATAAAAAGATATATATATAGCCAGATTTTGCGGGAACGCCTGTATCCATGCGGTGTTGCAGGTGGTGCAACAAGTGGCAAAGTTCTTTAATCTCCGCCATCGGTATTTTACAGCACCTATGGTCTTCAATAATCTCAGATAATTGAAGATCGGGGACTTGTCCCCGATTAAAGGTTCAAAGTAAGCTGCCTCATGCCACGACTCCACTCTTCAAAGGCTTTGCGTGACTCGAACACAACGCCACGCCTCTCGGGTGCACGCTTACGGAACACGTGGATGTGGTGCTGTGATCCATAGCTGATGGTTTGGTAGTGGTAGTCGATGCCACCACGTGTGATTGTGCCTATCTCCTTGATGATTGGCTGGATTAGATTTCGCATGGTTAGTCCTCCTTGGACACAAAGATTAAGAATAGACCGCCTGTGGCGTAGCCTGCAAGCATGAGTAGTGCTTGGCGTATGAAGTTGCCGTCTGTGTCCCAGCCTATGTAGACTGAGCCAAGCAACATGATGGTGAATACGAGGGTGCAAAATCTATCTGACATGGTTGACTCCTTAGTCGTATGATTTGAGGTGAGGGTATTCGTCACGCAAGTCTTTGAGTTGCACGCCAAGGGCTTTTGCCCATGTCTTGCGTTTGCGCTGGAAGCACATGAGTTGTACGTCACGAAGACGAATGTAGTAGTTGAAGATGTCCCTTGTGGGCATGATGTTCTCCTTGAGAGTTGTGTGGGCAGGATCGCCCCGTAAGCACAGCACGCTGTGCTTACAGAGTTGCCTCTTAGCGTATGATTATTGACATGGGGCGGTTGTTACGGCACGCCTCACGATATGCGTGGAACATGATTTGTCTGATGAGATTAAGGTTTTTCTTGCTCATGATGAACTCCTTGAGATTATTGAGTGAAATGGATTGGACATAAAAAGAAACACCGCAGGAGCCAAGCCCTTGCGGTGTTCTGGGAGATCGGGGACAAGTCCCCGAATGAGATTATTGAAACGAAACCGATGCACGCAGTTGCGTGAGCAATGCATTGAACTGCTTCTGTGTTAAGCCTGCCTCAATAATCTCGTTTGAGATTTTCTTGACAAGCTTTGCGGGTACTTCGACTGCGTTACTCTCACGAGCACCACAGATGAATGTGACTGTGCGACCAAGCGCCTTGCGACAAGCTTCGTATCCGCTTGCACTTGAGTCGAGCACTTGCTTGCCTGAGCCTGAGCCTTCGCCCGTCACAAGCGTGATTGACCACACGTCAGCGAACA